CACATTATCCTAAAAATCCAGGACTTGAAAACTGGACGCACAATCAGTTGACATTCCACCTGCGATTGGCACGTAAAAGGTTTCACAAGACAGGTGAAGACCAGTTTCTCTATTTTAATAAGGTGTATGGTGAAGAAAGCTATCTGGAAGATCCAATCTTGACACGAGACCATGTTAGCGACATAGGAATGACAATGGCTATTCGTTATGTCCGCACGCTGCGTCATGTGCTACAAAATGCCTGGAACAATTTACGCAGTCCTAGTAATCCACGCAATTACTTTAACAGCAAAGTGATTCCACTCTTCACAGACGAAGATGGGAATCTCGTTTATAAATATAACGTATTGGAATATGAACAGAAATGGAAAGATGAAGGAATAGACATGACACGGTGAGGCTCATGGATCTTATAATTACAAGTGCTTGGCGTCCAAAGATTCAAAAAACAATAAATGTTTTACCTAAAAGTTGGCGAAAATGGATATACTTGCTGATTCCAAAAGATCAATATAAGGTTTACAAATCTCATGTTCCAGGTTGGGTAAATATCATAACACACGACCGGAATGGATTAAGTGAAACCCGACAATGGGTTTTAGATAATGCAAAATCATTTTCCAATCATGTTGTTATGCTAGATGATGATTTAGATTTCCATATAAGGATCGGAGCAAGTCTTGTAAAAGCAACACCATATCAAGTAAATGACATGCTCCATTTATTAGGTGACTGGATGGTCAATTACAAATTGATTCATGTAGGAGTAAGTGCTCGTGCTGGGAATAATCACATCACATCAGATTATGCTGAAATAACACGGGCAATGTGCGTTCATGGATTGAATCTTAAAAAGATAAATGCAATCAATGCAAAATTCAATCGTGTTCCTTGTATGCAGGATTTTGACATGACATTGCAGTTATTAGAACATGGTTATCCAAATCGCGTCAGCTACAAATACGCTCATGGTCAATCAGGCAGTAATACTAAAGGTGGCTGCTCAGTTTATAGGACTCCTGAAATGTTGAAAAAGACGGCATTTGAAATGGCACGTCTTCATCCTGGAATAGTCAAGCCCAAAATAAAGCACAGCGTAAAAGGTTGGGGTGGTGAATTCGGCAAGGAACGTGTTGACGTCATAGTCTATTGGAAAAAAGCCTTCACGGGCATGATAAAGAAAACTCGTGCTAAAGAAGGCATATCAAACTTCTTGGAGAATTGACATGAAACCAGTATTATTACTGTTCCCTCCCTATGAAGGCAGGTCTTATTTAAAATCCAGACCACCATTCCCTTTAGGATTGCTATACATCGGGGCATACTTAAAAAAGCATGGAATTAAAAATGAAATCATCGACATGAGTTATCCACCACAAAGACACAAGACTATAAAGCCAATACAATTGACTGCAAGAACAGTCTACTCACGTTGGGGATGGTCAGATAGTGAGATTCGTTCTTGGCTGCATGACAATTTGCAGAATTATCACAATGTCGTCGGTGTCAGTTCGTTGATGTCCAGTAATTGGACTGGCGCTTACAGACTGATAAAGATTATAAAAGAGATTTCACCATCAACTATCATAGCCATAGGTGGGCCTCATGCAACGATGTATCCACAACACGTGCAAGATAATAGCAATGCTGATATCATTTTCTTGGGTGAAAGTGAAGAGTCTTTCTACAGATATTTAATTGGAGATTCACCGAAAGCAAAGATCTATCCTTGCAAATTGATTGAGGACTTAGACAGTCTTCCTTTTATTGAAAAGTCCCAACTGTCTGACTACTCAATGAAAGAAATGTACATTACATTCAGCCGTGGCTGTCCACATCAATGTTCATTTTGTGTCAGTCATCTTATACAAGGAAGAATATGGCGATATAAAAGTATCGAACATTGCCTTAGAGAAATAAAACATTACATCAATACTTGGGGGATCAGCAAATTCATTGTTGAAGATGACAATCCTTGTCCAGACAAGCGTGGCATGGAGCACTTACGTGAATTGTGCCACCTCATAATAAGCAGTAAGCTGAAAATACGATTGCATATCAGTCACGGACTCCCGGTTTATATGACGGCAAAAAGGGAAGATTGTGAATTGCTGTGGAAAGCAGGATTCCGCAAAATGACCTTTCCACTGGAAAGTACAGACCCAGCTGTAACAAAGGACATGAACAAGATGTTCGCACCAGAGCTGTGGCTGGAGGCAACCAAGAATTGGACGTTTGAAAAACATAAGCCAACAGAGATCATCTTGGGTTACCCATTCGTGGAAACGATCCAGACTATGCTGAAAACGATGCTAGATGTCTATAAGAATAAATGTCTGATATGGGCCAGTTATTTTCGTCTCTATAAAGGGACGACACTGTATGAACGCTGCATAAAAGCAGGATATGTCAAGCCAAATTACGATCCAATTAATACACAGTCTTTCTATATTGCAACGGAACGTTTCAGCATAGAGGATTTACAAGAACTGATGAGAATCTGTCAAGGCTTGAATTTCCTTATTGAGTGTAATGGTAATTTCCCATTCAAGATTCCTAAAAGGATGGGTGATGTGGTAAGCACAGGGAACTTTAAATTCAGACACGGACAAAACATTGCTGCTGCCATCCTGTTGATTTCAAAACAAAAGATACTAGGTAAGCCAATGATTACGTATGAAAATGAAGGCTTGATTTATCGTGGATTTGTCAAAAACGACGTTTGGCGTCAATTATCGGCTATGGGTGTTCCAAAATTAGGTTAAAATTTAACGCATGCGGATCCTGGTTAAACTTTTATGATAAAACTAAGGGAAATATACAGTTTTAATTCCTCAGACCTCCTGAGACAGGCAAGAGCCTTTTACTTGCCGTGGAAAATGGAGGAATGATGCGAGGCACAGACTTCTTTTCTTCCAACCGGCTGAAGCTGAAAAATACAGGTAACAGCAAAACGTGTTTTGCATGTGGACTGTGGAAAGGCAAGCACAATCCACGCATGAAGCCCTACGGTAAATTCAAGAAAGGCATTATGGTTTGCGGGGAAGCCCCTGGGTCCGTAGAGGATCGAACTGGAAAACCATGGCAAGGACCAGTCGGTCGTATATTACAACGTGCTTGCAAGAAGTTTGACGTTAATCTGTTTGAGGATTGTGTCAGTATCAATAGCTGCCTTTGCCGGCCAACAGACAAAGATGGCAACAATCGGGCACCTACAAACCAAGAAATCGTCAATTGCCGCAGCACACTTTTACGCACGATTGAGGAATACCAACCGAAGCTGATTATGTTGATGGGTGGATCCGCCGTCACTTCTCTCGTCGGCAACCGTTGGCAAAATGATCTGGGCACTATATCACGATGGAGAGACTGGGCCATACCAGATCGTGATTACAAAGCATGGCTTTATGCTACCTATCACCCCAGCTTTACGGACCGTGGTGACAAAGAGACTGAAACCGTTTGGATGCATGACTTAGAACGTGGGTTGAGTTTAGCAAATAAAACGTTTCCGACTTTTGTTGATGAAAAGAAACAAGTGGTGATTGTGAATGACTATGCATTCCTTCGAGATTTAAAATCACCATTTGCATTTGACTTTGAAACTACAGGACTGAAACCGCATAACACAAACGTCCATAAAATAGTCAGCATGTCAATCTGTGATCAGCCTGACCGTGTCTATGCTTTTATGATGCCCGAAAAAGGCACAAGATTTTTTAAAATGCTTCAGCATGTTCTGCATTCCGAACGGTATGCAAAAATAGCACAGAACATGGCATTTGAAGACACATGGACGTATTATATGATGGATACCACAGTCAGAAATTGGCTATGGGATCCTATGATCGCTACGCATGTATTAGACAATCGGTCTGACATATGTGGACTCAAATTTCAGGTTTTTGTACGATTTGGTTTACCAGACTATAGCAGCAATGTGTCAGATTATCTTAAAAGCAAAGACTCTAAGAATGGAAATAGTGTTAATCGGATACTTGAACTGATTAGGACTGAGAAGGGAAGGAGGGACCTGTTGGTATATAATGGATTGGATTCGTTGTTTGAACGTAAGTTAGCCATAAAGCAAATGAAAGCATTGGGGGCATACCATGTTCAGCAAAAGAGTACGACGGAAGAAGTACATACCGGATGAGAAGCCAAAAGTGATTGTGCCGGCAATTTTACCAGAGCCGGCGAAGAAATTCTATCGCGGATTGCAATTTGATCCAATCAAAGTAAAGGCATTAAAACCTTTGGAAATTAACATAGAGTCTGCAATACAGGAAGCCCAAACCGTTCACGACCATTATGGGCCTACACAACAAACGGCAACGATATTTGCAATACAAAGTTACTTGAAATTTGCCCTGCATCTTTTACAAGAAATAAAACAGCCAGATTGGGTGCCTAATAAAGACATTGTCAACAACGCAAAGATGGAATTGATACGCACCCGTGGCGGTGACCCATACTTGGGGTGTTCCAAGTGTGAGAAGGTTCTTAGGAATTGTGATTGTACAGCAGGAACAATCCTTTTGGATAAAGACCGGAAACTGAATTATGAAATCATTGAAAAGCCATTGGCATTCAAGCGTGAACTAAGACCGATAACTTTTAGGCGGAAATAATGGAATTCAAAGCAAACAAATTGGATGGATATCAGCTACTGCATCAAGGAGCATTGGCATTGGCACGTGCTTCACGTCACGGCATTCGGATTGACGAAAAGTATTGCGTTAAAACATTGGCTAAAATAGATCGACAAATTCGTGATGCTGAAATAACGTTCAAACAAACAAAGTTTTACAAGCATTGGCAACACGTATTTGGATCAAAGACAAATATACATTCTCACCCGCAATTATCACAATTACTTTATAAAATCCGGAAATTTGAGCCATTAAAAATCACGAAAACCGGTGCCGGCGCCACAGACAGTGAGGCATTGTTATTATTGAATGAACCCGAGTTGGATCCAATAGTACATCTTCGTAAATTAAAGATGCAAAAGGATCACCTCGCTGGCATTTCACGAGAAACTATCAATGGAATAATGCATCCATCCTTTCTTTTGCATACGGCACGCACCTATCGAGGCTCTGCACAAGCTCCGAGCTTCCAAAATATACCAATACGTGACGAAGAATCAATGAACATATGTCGTGGTGCGATCTTTCCGACGTTTGGATTTCAGCTATTGGAGATAGATTTCTCGGGCATCGAAGTTCGCACAGGTGTGTGCTACCACAAGGATCCAAATATGATCAATTACATTATGGATCCAACTACAGACATGCATCGCGATCAGGCACAACAAATATTTAAGATATTGGATTTCAACAAAAAGTATTCCGAGCATTATTACTTACGGCAAGCTGCTAAGAATGGATTTGTATTCCCGGAATTTTATGGTGATTACTATGTTGCCTGCGCAAAGAACCTTGCTTGTCGTTGGGGAAAGTTGCCTCAATCAAAATGGAAGTCAGGTCAAGGCGTAGAATTTCCAAATGTTGGTGGTCATTTAAGTGACTGGCTAATTAGCCAAGGAATAAAATCCTACGCTCAATTTGAACAGCATTTGAAAGAAGTAGAGGAGGACTTTTGGTATCGACGTTTTCGTGTCTATCAACGATGGAAGGATCAGTGGTGGGCTGAATACCAGCAGAAAGGGTATTTTGACCTTTATACTGGTTTCCGATGTTCAGGATTGATGGGTAAAAATGATGCCGTAAATTACCCCGTACAAGGATCAGCATTCCATTGTTTGCTTTGGTGTTTTATTCAAATTGATAGAATAGCAAGAGAAGAGAGATGGAAAAGCCGTCTGATAGGGCAGATCCATGACTCTATGATTATCGACACCCATCCAAAAGAATTGAAGCACGTTGCTGAAACCGTTCACTATGTTACAACCAAAGCCCTGCTGAAACATTGGAAATGGATCATCGTTCCAATGGACACGGGGATGGAGTTATGTGACGTAGATAAACCATGGAGCACTAAGAAAGAATATAAACTAGTTGCATGAGGTAAAATGGCACTCTATCACAAACACAGACCCAAAACACTTGACGACATTGTAGGAAACAAAACCACAGTCTTACAAATACGCACGGACTTCAATAAGAAAGAAAAACCACACGCGGTTTTGCTAGTCGGCCCAACAGGATGCGGGAAGACCACCATTGGCCGAATCATAGCCAATATGCTTGACTGTAAAGGCAACGACTTGAAAGAACTGAATGCAGCAGACTGGAGAGGCATCGACACGATCCGGGACATACGACAGCAGAGCCAGTACAAGAGTCTGCAAAGTCCATGTCGGGTTTGGTTATTAGACGAAGCAGGTGTTCTAACGAAGGACGCCCAGAATGCCATGCTAAAACTTTTAGAGGAGACACCGAAGCATGTTTATTTCATATTGGCTACGACCGACCCACAGAAACTGATCAATACATTGCGTGGCCGTTGTGCTGAATATTCCGTAGCACCGTTACGTGAAGCACAAATGGTACGGCTGCTGAAAAGCATTGTCCACAAAGAGAGAAAGGAGGTACTGGAATCGGTCATTGACACCATAGTCGAACGCAGTCAGGGACTACCACGCAATGCTCTGCAAGCACTCGGCCAAGTCATAGACTTGCCCGTTGAAAAACAGGCTGACGCTGTGAAGTCCTACGCTGAAACTGAAACGCAAGTCAAAGAGTTATGCCGTGGACTGTTTCAACACGGAACGTGGCAGAAGATAAGTCGACTGATAAAGGAATTGCAAGAACAAGGTGAAGACGCTGAGAACATACGGCGTGCAATTCTAGGCTATTGTCATTATACGTTGCTGAATGGAGACAACGTACGTGCTGCCATTGTCATGGAGCATATGATTGAATCGTTTTACTATACCGGATTTCCGGGACTGACGTTTGCATGTTATAGCATTATTAAATTGAAGAGGTAAAATACCGTGGGCGGCGTGGAAGGACACGCTAAGGGACAGCCGCAGTCCTTAGGGAGGGAACCAAGATCAGTGGTTTGTAGCCACTGTCGCGGATGTTGGTCTTAAATTCCTCAGTTGGTACTCAAGCCCAACCCCACGGTAAAATAAAATAGAAAGGAGATATAAATGGAACCATTCTATAATACCGGATTCCCAGGACTGACGTTTGCCTGTTATAGCATTATTAAATTGAAATAGGAGGTAAAATATGACCCCAAACGAAGAGGAAGAAGGATTTGACGAGGAATGTCCGTACTGCCATAAAATATTTCCAAGACCGGCAGCCTGGACAGATGGACATTGTCTACAATGTGGAGCGTCGTATGAATGGCAGGACGTGCCAGAAATGCAATGGCATCCACCAAAGAGTCTTTGCCCTCATTGTGGCAAATAATTTGAAATAATGGAAAGGAGATATAAATGGAACTTGATTATGCAGCTGATTTGCATATCAATCCGGACGAGCTTGACGTTGAACTTTTATGTCAACCAGACTTGTCCAGAAAGTATGCACATAATCTAACGCAGAAGAAGAAGCTGGTAGCAAAACTCGAAGAGCAAATCAAAGTCATGAAAGCTGAATTGACTCGTCGTGTCATGATAAAGCCCATGAAGACAGTGAAGAAGGATAATCCAACCGGTCCATTGATCGAAGCCTATTATCGCACCCGCCCTGAATACCGGGAACTGAAAGCACAATGGATCGAAGCCGTCAGTGACGCCGAATATGCTGAACTGGCCTATAAAGCCGTAACATTTGACCGTAAGCAAGCATTGGCTGACTTGGTTCAGCTGCATCATGACCAGTACTTTGCTGGCCCATCAGACCCAAGGGACTTATCAAAAGAATGGAAAGCACGCAACAGTCGTGAGCGTTCCAATGAAGCAGTTAGTAAAGCAATGAAAACCAAAACAAGAAAGGAAATAACGAATGAAGCATAAGCACAATTTCAGTGATCAGGTTGGTGATGACAGTCATGAACGTAAGAATCGCAGCTACAGTTCCTACCTCAGCCTCCCAGAAGGTGTTGAGGAATATTCCGAAACCGAAGACAAAAGAACCGTAGTTGACATCATCCCATACACTGTCAAAACCAAAGCGCATATCGATCGGAAGGACAAAACAGGTCGTGCTGTTCCCGGTGCTCTGTGGTACAAATTTCCATACCGAGTGCATCGCAACATTGGGCCAAATAACGAAACCGTAGTCTGTCCGACTTCGGTTGGAAAGAAATGCCCAATCTGTGAACACCGTACCTTGAGAAAGAACAAGGGTGCTGATCAGGAAGAACTGGAATCCATGAACTACAGCCGACGTAATCTTTACGTCGTTCGGGTTCACAAAAACAAGGATTATTCTTCTAAGAAGCTATACATTTGGGACATCAGCCAATTTGCGTTTCAGAATTTCCTCGACGAGGAAATGGATGAGAATGAAGAGAATCGCAATTTCCCTGACCCGGAAAATGGGAAAACTCTTAGCATCCGTTTCACCAAAACTGCAATTGGTAAAAAGCAATCATTTGCAAAGTGCAGCCGTATTGACTTTGAGGAACGCGAAGAAGAGATTCCTGAGTCTTTGCTTAAGAAGGCATCCTGCCTTGACGACTGCCTGAATATCCAGTCTTACGACACTATTGAAACTATGTTCCTAAATAGTGAAGACGAAGATGAGGATGAGGAGAAGCCCCGTCGCTCTGCGGGTCAAAAGCGTGAAGAGGAAGAGGAGGAGGAAGAGGAGGAGGAAGAGGAAGAGGAAGAGGAAAAGGAAAAGCCCAAGTCCAAGAAGTCGAAAAAGTCCAAGGACGAGGAAGAGGAAGAGGACGAGGAAGAAGAGGACGAGGAAGAAGAGGAGGAAGAGGAAGAGGAAGAGGAAGAGGAAGAGGAAGAGGAAGAGGAAAAGCCCAAGTCCAA